TATGGTAGTGCATAACACGCACTTGTACTGCGAGATAGTAAAAGACATAAACAAATTGACTCGTAGTCATGTAGAGCTGTTAGAAACGGCAATACCAAGCGAATTATACAATGTTATATTGTCATTACACGAAATGTTTGCAGATCCAGACAATGCAATGAATGTATATGCAACATATAAAAAGACATACAAGAAATTTGGTGGAGATAGTATATCAACTACTGATGCTAAACAATTCGAGAAATTTTTTAAATTTTAAATAGGTTATATAATGGAAAAAAGTAAATTACAATCATTTATCAATCGTTATTATCTTGCAGGTAATTGCGAAGCGGTAATATTAAAAGAAAATGAAGCCGGAGTAGGATGTGAACTTATTGACATGGATCAAACCGTAGTTGGTAAACTTCAATGGAAGACATCTCCATTCATGAAAGGCGAAGTAGGAATCAACCATACAGGAGCATTAATGAAAATGCTTTCTGCAGTAGGTGAAAATATTAATATTGATGTTCAAGATGCTGCTGGTAAAAATTATGCAATGAAAATCAGTGAGGGTAGCACCAGAGCCACTTTCATGTTAGCAGATACCACAGTAATACCAGCAGTTCCATCAATTAATGCCGAGCCTCCATACGAAGTTACAATTCCAATTGACGATGAATTCATGAATAAATTTATCAAAGCAAAAAACGCATTACCTGACGCAAAGAATTTTGCAGTTCAAGTTGTTAATGGGTCTATTAAATTTATTATCAACTATTCAACCGTTAATTCAGACAACATTACATTTGATGTAGGAGCAACAGACGTTGTAAATTTAGATCCAATTTGTTTTAGTGCAGACAAACTAAAAGAAGTATTGGTTGCTAATAAAGGTGATCAAGGTACGATGCATGTATCAAGTCAAGGATTATCAAGAATTGACTTTACAGGAGCTGATTTTGAGTCGAATTATTGGTTAGTACAATTGCAGAACTAAATATGAAAGTACGTATAACAAAATTAAGAGAAGATGCAGTAATACCAAGCTATGCAAAGTCAGGAGATGCTGGTATGGATTTAACTGCAGTAAGTGTAGAAAAAGATGCACATGGTAATCTTGTGTATGGTACCGGATTAGCCATGGAGATACCTATGGGCTATGTAGGATTGATATTTCCGAGATCTTCTAACAGCAAAACAGATTTATACTTGACAAATCATGTAGGTGTAGTAGACTCTGGATATCGAGGTGAAATACGTTTTAAGTTTCGTCCCATAGACGGATTATTAGATGCAAAGATATATCATCAATATGATCGTGTAGGACAATTAATAATAATGCCTTATCCGCCTGTAGAATTTGAAGTGGTAGACACACTTCCAGATTCAGAAAGAGGCACAGGTGGTTTCGGCTCAACTGGTAAATAATATGTTTGGAGTACAAGAAAATACATTGTGGGTAGAATCATTTCGCCCTGACACGTTAGACGGATACATTGGTAATGAACACGTCATTGACAAAGTAAAAATATTCATTGAAAATGGTGATGTTCCACACTTATTGTTTTATGGCGGAGCTGGTACAGGTAAAACTACATTAGCAAAAATTATTGCAAATAATGTTGATGCAGATTTAATGTATATAAATGCATCTGACGAAAACTCAGTAGACGCAGTTCGAGACAAGATTAAGCGGTATGCATCTACAGTAGGATTCAAGCGTTGGAAGATTGTGATATTAGATGAAGCAGATTATTTGACTCCTAATGCTCAAGCAGCTCTTCGCAATCTAATGGAAACATACAGCAAGACAACTAGATTTATTCTTACATGTAACTATGTAGAAAAAATTATTGACCCTATTCAATCACGTTGTCAGACATTTGCAATAACACCTCCTAATAAAACGGATGTAGCAAAACGATTGGTAACTGTTCTCGATGAAAAACAAATTGAATATGATATTAAGGATGTTGCAGCAATAATCAACAACTCATATCCGGATATTCGTCGAGCCATAAATGCTGCCCAAGCATCTGTAGTGAATAATCGACTTGAATTAGACAAAGCAAGTGCAATCCAAGCAAATTATATGACCGAAGTGTTGGATATGCTCAAATCACCAAAAGATAAAAAAGAAACATTTAAAAAGATACGACAATGTATTGCTGATAGCAAAGTAAAAGACTTTACTCCACTATACACGTTCTTGTATGATAATTTAGATGAGTTTGCTACAGGACATGTTGCAGCTTGTATATTAATCATAGCAGAATCACAGTTCAAGGACGCAAGTGTGGTAGACAAAGAAATCAATGCAATGGCAATGTTTGTCAATTTATTAAACGAGGTATAAAATGGATAACTTAAACATGAACATCAAACCAAGTGATATGAAACCGATTACTTGTGAAAATTGTGGTGGTATTTACTTTAGACAAGTAATGGCTATCAACAAGGTTTCTCGACTAATGACAGGAGCAGCAAAAGACACAGTAGTGCCTGTTCCCGTTTTTAGATGCGATGATTGCGGAATGATACCAGAAGAGTTTCAACCAGTTAAAGTGAAAGGCGATGGCGGAAAAAATTCTTAAATTCCCGGTAGCTATAGTTTTTAAAACTAGTAATCGAAGCAATGCTCGAACCAAGATAAAAACGTATCGCAAAAAAAGTGTTGATGATATACTTAGTGCAAAGAAATTAATAGGAATACCAGAAAAAGCTGTGATATTGGAACTAGGCTTTGGTTCAGTATTCGAAGAAAAATACAGAAAAAAGTATAAATTATAATGGCAACAATATTTGATTTTATTACCGGAGTGACCAGCAAAAAGAAAGCTTGGTCAGAATGGAGTAGCGAAGAACAGAAAAAGTTTTCTCCATTCATTGTGAATCGTTGGTTGTCTATGAGAATGGAGCTAACAGATTTAGTCAATGAGCTTCAATGCTATACTATAGGACAATTGAAACCTAGAGACACGTATCGTTTGTATCATGAACTGCTTCCTAACGGTAAATCTTTTGCAAAGTACATAAAGGGTAAAAAAGCAGACAAATATGACGACAAACTAATCAAGCAGTTGTCAGATCATTTTCAGGTCAGCAAATCAGAAGCTACTGAATATGCAGAGTTATTAGGAAAGGCAGATTGTGATCAAATACTAACCATGTATGGATACACTGCAGCCGAAAAGAAAAAGATGATGAAAGGAATAAAATGAAAGTGCATACACAAAAACATTATGTAGGCAAAGATAGCTTGTATAAGTTTGCTGCAGATTGGGAACTTAATGCTTATGAATTTGATATCCTGAAAAGAATTGTGCGTTGTCGTCGCAAAGGCAACTTTGAACAAGACCTACAAAAAACAAAAGATGTGATTGATATATATCTTAAAGAATTCAATGACTAAAAAAAAGCCTGACCAAGTAGTAGATAATCCTGGCATTATGCCTTATACTACAAATGTTGGTGCCCCTGCTATACAAAAAGATGATGTGGATCTTTGGAAACAAAGAGGTGTAGCAAAAGTTAATCATCAATTCAAAACACGTTTCGAAGAACTCAAAAAACAATACCAACAACTTGTAGATGAGTTTGAATGGAATGATCTTGTGTATAATGCAAAATATTCGTTCGAGCCAATTATTGGAGAAACATATCATTTGTACTACAAAGGGGATGAACCATTTCTTTCATTGATTGCTCCAAACGAATGGAACAAACCTTATATTGGATCATTTACATTAGACAGTAATAATAAATGGATTAAACAAAAATAAATTTGGCAAATAGCAAAATTTTTCTTATATTATAAATAAAAAATGGCTAATCACGTACATACAAATATTAATATAAGATTCGAAGATACAAAAGCTCTTGACAAGTTTAAATTTGAATCGTTACAATATGATCGATGGATGCGTTATCCAGATGAATCAGCAACAACCTATTGGGAGCGAATAGAAAATCTTCGTGATGCATATTTCAAGATTATATGTCCAGATGTAGAAAATACATACAATGACTTTATTGAAAAGCTCGGTGCCAAGTGGATATCATTTGATGATATAGATTTCGATGACACCGAAATGGTATTAACTATAACTTCAGCTTGGAGTCCGGCATTTGGGTTATTTGAAAGAATATACAAACATGTTGCTGAGCTAGACCCAGAAGCTAGTTTGTTGATTACTTGGGAAGATGAAGGATTCAATTTTATTGGAGCAGCATCATATAACAAGAATGGTGATGACTTTGATGAATATGTTCCAAGCGAAGAAGATTTAGAGTTATTGTCATTCGAAGATCCTGATGAAGATCGTAGTGAGGAATTCTATGAATTGATTAGTGATAAAATGAGTGACTTGGTAGACTGTGTATTATACAATACT